TGCTTTTGAAGCATTAGGGTTAAATCCTGATGCAATACACAAAGAAATGGCAATAGATGCAGAAGGAACTATTTTGAAAGTTCTTGAAAAGATTAAAAATTCAAATAGAGCAGATAAGGCATTGATAATTTCTGATATTTTTGGAAATGATGCTAGTGTCTTAAATGGATTAGCTGTATTATCAGAAAATTTAGATGGAGTTAGAGAAAAATTAAATCAGGCAAAACAAGCAGTATCAGAAAATGAAAAGGTTAATGGAGAATATCAAGACAGAATAAACACTCTAACCAATCAACTAAAAATACTAAAAAATAATTTTGTTAATAGTTTAGCAGATGTTGGAAAGAGCGTTGTTCCAGAATTAAAAGAAACAGTGGATTGGATTACTGGAATTATAAAAAGAATTGGTACTTTTGTAAAAGAAAACCCCAAATTAGTAACATCAATAATGAAATTTTTAGCTGGATTTGCTGCATTTAATTTGGGTACAGGAGTTATGAATAAAGTTTTCTTTGCCCCATTAGCAAAGCTATTTTTATGGGGATATAAATTTAATGCTTTTAGATTAAAAGGTGGTTGGTTACTTGGTTTAAAGAAAATGTTTCCTTTGACTACTTGGCTATTGAAAGGTTTTAAGAGCTTAACTTTTGGAATTGGTAAAGCTTTTTTTAGTATTTCTAAAACTGTAATAAGTTATGGTTCTAGCATGTTTATAGGATTGAGAATGTATCTTACGAGTGTAGCTAAATTCATTGGTGGTTGGGGGTTAAAACTAGGAAAATTTTTATTAAAATTTGGAAGTATCATTGGAAAGGTTTTGGGAAGTGGATTTTTAAAGCTTATAAAAGTTATAAAAATGGTTGGCTTAGCATTAAAAGCTGCTTTCATAGCTAATCCTGTTGGACTTATAATTGTAGCTATTGTGGCTGTTATTGCTATCTTTGTTCTATTGTATAAGAAGTGTGAATGGTTTAGGAAAGGAGTAGATAAAGCTTGGAAAGCTATAAAAGAAGGATTTAAAGCTACTTGGACTTGGATAAAAAATAAATTTCATGCATTAATGGAGCTAGGAGCTAAAGTATGGGCTAAGATTAAAGAGTATAAGGTTCTATTTATACCATTTATAGGAATTTTTGTAGTATTATATCAAAAATGCGAATGGTTCAGAAATGGAGTAAATGCTATATGGAAGGCTATAAAAAATGCTTTCTCTAACACATGGCAATGGATAAAAGATAAATTCAATGCTTTGCTTGAAATTGGGTCTAATGCTTGGAATGGACTAAAGAACAGTGCTACTGCTATCATAGATAAGATTAGAGAAGCTTTCAGTGGATTCTTTGACTGGATAAATAAAAAATGGGAAAGCCTTAAAAACTTTGGTTCTAAATTAAATCCTTTTAACTGGTTTAAAGGAGATGGAGAAGTAGCCCAAAACTACTCAGGTACTAACTATTTTGGTGGCGGACTTACAACTCTTGCTGAGAGAGGTGCTGAACTTGTAGAAATGAATAACAGCTCTTACCTAGTAAATTCTCCAGTTATGGCTAATTTACCTCGTGGAGCTAGAATTCTTAACAATTCACAAACTAGAAGCTCTTTGTCTTCAAGAGTATCATCTTTAAAAGATAGAATTAGAAGTATTTCAAATGACTCAAGAACAGTTGTGGGTGGAGATACAATAACTATCAACATCAATGGTGGTTCTGGAAGTGCTACAGATATTGCTAGAGAAGTTAAAAGAGCACTTGAAGAAATACAAAGTAAGAAGAGAAGGACGGCGATAGTATGAAAAAAGTAAAAGTTTATAAGACGGTTAGTGGTGATACCTGGGACTTGATAAGTTATAAATTATATGGGTCAGAACAGTATTTCCATCAACTTATGAGAGCTAATCTTAATTTACTATCTATCGCTGTATTTGATTCTAATATACCTATCATAGTACCTGAAATTACACCTGTTGCAAGTGCTGTAGAAACATCTAAACTACCACCATGGAAAAGATAATGTAACATTATTGACTTTATATATAGTTTATAGTACAATAGGTATTATAATTTTATTAGGATGGAATAAAATGAAAACTTTAGAGGAAATTCAATTAATGTTAAAAGAATGTGGGGCGACAGATTTTTGGGGAACAAAGAAAGAAGTAAAGGAACTTCCAAATATCATTCAAGAAGATGAAATAATAACATATGCTACATCAGGAATGTTAAATGGAAATACTTGGTTAGTTGTTTCAACAAATAAGAGAGTAATTTTTTTAGATAAGGGGATGATTTTTGGATTAAAACAAATTGAAATACCTTTAGGAAAGATAAACTCAATAGGACATAAAAAAGGCTTGATATTAGGTGAAATTGAAATTTGGGATGGAGCTTCAAAAATGAATGTCACACATGTCTCAAAGGACACATTAGTACCTTTTGTAAATGCTGTTAATAAAGCCAGAGAAGAATTAAACAAACCACAAGCACAAATAGTTAATCAACAAGTTAGTTCAGCAGATGAGATATTAAAATTTAAAGCATTATTAGATCAAGGGATTATAACATTGGAAGAGTTTAATAAAAAGAAAAAGGAATTGTTAGGATTATAATTTAGATTAGCTACAAAGAGCAGTGTAAAAGCTGCTCTTTTTTATTGTAAAAAGGAGGCTGATAGAAATGGGATAGCAAGAAATATAAAGATATTAGTTTTCTATGAAGGTGTAGATATTACAGAAGAAATACAGCCTAGTATCTCTTCTATGACTTACACAGATAACTCAAAAAATGCTGTAGATGACTTAGAGTTAGACCTGGAAAACTTAGATTATAGATGGCTTAATGAATGGTATCCTGATGAAAATTCAAGACTGCTAATTGGAATCCAACAAAATGAAAATGGGATATCTAAGTTCTTAGACCTTGGAATTTTCTATGTAGATGAACCTACTTTTAATAACCAAAGATTATCTTTGAAATGTCTGGCATTGCCGTTAGACCAAACTATTAGAGAGCAGGTTAATAGTGTTGCATGGGAAAAAATAACTCTATCTGAACTATTATCTAAAATAGCAACTAAACATGAGTTAAGCTATGAGTTACATTGTGATAATGCTTTCTTTGATAGATTAGATCAAGATAGAGAAACAGATTTAGGTTTTTTAAATAGAGTTCTATCTGAAACAGCTCTAAGTTTGAAAGTTACTGATGATAAGCTAATAGTCTTTAATGATGATGCATTAATTGATAACGATAATATCGATATCTTTAATATTAAGGATTTTCGTATTAGAAGCTTTACACTAAAAAAGAAAAATCAAGGAGTTTACGATAAAGTCGAGGTTAGTTATTATGATGCAGATAAGAAGAAACACATTGTTGAGACAATTACAAAAGAAGAACTTGAGAAAAGAAATGAGGTAAAAAATGCTTGATGATGGAGGATATATAGCTTTTAAAGAGAAAGCTAACAAGACAAAAACTAAAAAAAGAGTTAAAAAAGCTAAGACAAAAAAGATTAAAACTAAAGGAAAATCACAAGCTAAAAAAGTGGCCGAGAAAACTTTAAAGGATAGTTTAAAGCAAGAGTACTCTATAAATTTAACAGTTGACGGAGATGTAAAATACTGTGCAGGTTGCATTATAGAGCTGGATGACAGCTTTGGTAGATTTGCTGGAAGATATGTAATTGATAAAGTTACTCACAATATCGATGGAGACTACTCTTGTGATATTGAGGCTTACAAAGTTGGTGCTAGGCAAAATGCAGAAGATAGAGCAAAAGCAATAGATAAAGCTAAAAGAAACAAGAAGGAAAAAGAGAAAGAAGCCAGGAAGAAAGCTAGAAAAAAAGAAAGAGAAACAAAAAAAGCAAATAAGATTAAAAATAAAAAGGTGGTGAGTAAGAATGCTGGATATCTTGAAGCAAGGGGAAGTAAATGATATAGACATAACTAATGGTAAAGCAAGAGTTATATTTCCTGATAGGGATAACAAAATTTCAGATTGGTTAAACATACTAGTCCCATTCTCAGAGTCACATTCAGATAATTATCATCTCAAGGTAGGTCAAACAGTCATTGTCTTATCATTACCTGATATGATGGAGCAAGGTTACATCTTAGGTTGTCCTATGAGACCTTCAGAAATTTCAGAAGGAGAAGTAAAAAGAACATTCTCAGATGGTGGATTTTATTCTTACAAAGATGGAGTTTTGACATTATCGCCTATCACAAAAGTAGTTATTACAGCAGATGTGGAGATAAAAAAGACTTTAACTGTAGATGGAGATACAACTTTTAAATCTAATACTGATACAAAAGGTACCGCTATGCTGAACGGCATTAATCTTAATACTCATACTCACTCAGGAATACAACCAGGAAGTGGTAACACAGGAGGTCCATCATGATAGGAAGTTTAGGAAACATAATTTTTTATGCTAGCGACTTAAATGTATTTTCTTTAAAGAAGGAATTATCAAGAAGTAGAAAAGCTAAAATAACTCAACATGAACCTATTTACGGGATTGGCAAAGTAAGACAGCAAGGTAGAGAATTGATGGAAGTTAGCTTGTCTATAGAATTAATAGCAGGACTTACTAAGGCTCCTAGTCTGCATTTACAAATGCTGAAAGATTTCATGGAGTTAGGAAAATTCGCTCCTTTAATTCTTGGGTATCACGTAATAGGAGAGTTTCCATTTTTGATAACTGGAATTGAAGAAACATTATCGCATTTTAATGCTGCAACAGGAGAGTTTGACTACATTAACTTAGATATAACCCTATTGGAGTATGTAGATGACCCTTTACAGTATCAAAAAAAGATAGAGTACAGACAAACAGCTAAAACTATTCTTGGAGTTGAGTATGAAGACACTGTAAAAAATCTACAAAAGAAGGTGTTTAAACTATGATATTTTCTGTAAATTCTAAAGATGAAATAAACTATAACCCTCAAAATGAAATAGAAGACGTAGTAAGAAATGTACATATGATACTAAGAGTTACAAAGGAAGAACAGCCTCTAATGAGAGAATTTTCTTTAGATAGCGATATGATAGATAAAAATATTCCAGTTATTAAAAATAAGCTTATAG